GCTACAGGCTTAGCGTGAGCAAAGAGTTGCTGAACGCCTTGAATCAAACCAGGGATCAGCGGCAAGAGCAAAGCGAGGATAGACCCCATGTATCAGGCCAGCGGTGTGTGGCTCGTCCTTCCCAGGATGTCGACCTGCCAGTGAGCGAGCACGTTCGGGATGCCGTTTGGCTCCTGCAGAAACTGCCGCACTGCCAGTGTTACGTTGAATCCGTCCACCAAGTAAGGCTTTCCGGTCGCCGGCGTCACGCTCACCCGGAAACACAGATTGCGGTACGTCATCCCGTTCACCACTGAAGTAAACCCGCCGCCGCTCGGCGACACGGCCGGCGTGTAGATCCCCGGCCAACTCGCCGGATCGCCCGTGGGCGCTGCGCCCGGTGCGCCGCTATCGTCTCCGCTCAGAATACGAATCTCGGGTCCAAGGATCGAGTTCAGCGCGAAGCGAGCCTTATCCGCCCAGGCGTACCCTGGACAGTACTCCGAGAGCGGGCCGTCCGCGCTCTGCATGTCCGCGGTGAGCGCCGGCAGTAAGGCAATGAACGGATCGGGATCCTTGTGGCTTGGGTAGCCGTACCAATTCTCAAATGTCGCCTCAGTCATTCCAGGTATCGTGCTCATTGGAATGCCGGTCGTGTCATGCACAAAAACTGCCGTTGGGATCTCCATGTTGTTGCTCCTTAAGCCGCAGCCCTGGTAAACTTGCGCGGCATCATCTGAGGTTTGTATCTAAAGCGCCGCGCCACGAGAGCCGCGACAAATTGAGTTATCGAAGTCTTCTTGACCGCCGCCGCCGCCTTCAACGGCTTGAAGTAATCCTCGCCAACGTCGAGCACTACCCGGTAGGTTTTTTGTTTTGCTCTGGGAGTCTTCGGCCCTGGCCGCGCGATTGCGCCAACGAATCGGGGAACGGGCAACTTGAGGGCTACGGCGATCAGCTCGATAACGACGTGCATCATGGGTAGAGTCGTTTTCTTGCCGTGAGCCCTCAATTGCTCGTACAGCGGAGCCTCAAGGAAAACCTGGATACGTCTGTTGCGCGGCTTGGGTGCTACCATGAGCCGAATACTATCACATCGCTGTGTAATTTTGCAAGGGTGAGTGCGCGGCCGATCTCCGCGCACTTCTCAAAACGGGCAGGGTTGAGACAGCAGAAAGCCAACGACTTCAGTTGCAATATCCCGCCGTGTAAGCACAATCCGGTGGAGGCGGCGATATAGGAACCGATGGCGCAGGATTCCCCGTAATCAGGTCATCGTCAGTGTCGGGTGGAAAAAACGGGCTGTCTGCCTGTAAGGCGAAACAACTCGCTAAAAGCAAGGTAAGCGTAAAGAGTTTCATGCGCCGTATTCTAACGAAGTGATCGCGGCGATTTCAATAGGCGTTTTAGGGGTATCCGGCATAGACGGTACTATGCCAGTGGCGAGCCAGGATCAAGCCTGGCAGCCTCGATCACAGGAAACGCCGGCCGCTGGATCTGCGCTTGAAGAATGTAGAGCAGTGACCGAAGCTGTGAGCAGTCGCGCTCGATACGTACCAGCGTGGCTTGCATTGCGGCGATGTCGTCAGGTGTCAGATCCATACAATTTGGAGCCGGGTCTCTGAGGAAACCCGGCTCAGCACGGAGAGGAAGAAATACGCGGACGGGAAAAGTCTACACCTCAACCGCGCCACGTGTCAAGAGGTTTTGTTCAAAGCGTTCGATGAGTATCGCCTCAAGCGCCTTGATTAGTAACTCGCGCTGAAACCCACGGAGTTGGGAGACTGACACCAAAGCCCCGTCTTGCGCCTGCTCGCGGGCGAGCTTCAGTAGCTCTCCACGCGAGAGTCCCAACTCTGTGCGCAAGTACTCGATGCGGGCCATGCACGCCTCAATTGTAAAAGAAAAATGGGAAGTTGGCAAGGGAGTTACCCAGTCACTCAGTTCTTGTGGTGGGTCCGGTTGATGTATCCGGTCGTCGGTCCGGCGCTCACCGGGATCACGTCGGTTACATGGATCACTAGCCCCGAGCCGGAGCCAGGCTGCGCTCCACCCGTGATCGTGTTGTAGTCCGTGCTCGCCGTGTACGCCGAACCCCCAAAAGAAATGTAAAAACCAACGATGCCGGTGTCTGGGTCCACGCCTGTGACGATGTAGGTTGCATCGTTGTTGCCGCCTACCAGCGAACCAGTGTCTCCAGTAGCGTAGCCCGAGCCGGAGCCTACATCCTGGCTGAAGTAGTCGCAGATCGCGCCGGGCCCTACACCTGGCGTTGTGTTGCGGATTCCAACTGTCGACCCTGTGCCGGCCGTTGGTTGCGAGCCGGACGGAACAAGCGTTACCGGCCGCTGGCAGAAGTAGTCAACACCTGGAGTCGTGATGTTCGCGCCGTCGATATCACCGCCGGCCGTGATTGACGTGACCGTGATGTTTGCGGAGATGTTCGACCCTTGCTGAAGGGTCATCGTGTCGTTGACGGCGTATCCGGTGCCTGGGGTTTCCAGAATGTCGCCGAGAATGATTGCCTGGATTGCCCCAACTGGCATTTAGCGCACCGTCACGATCCGAACCAGGCCGTCGCTACCCTTGATCGTCGCGCCCACCTGAAGCACGTTCAGCGTGAGCACGTCGCCCTTGTGCACCGGGAGATTATTCGCGCTGAACAGGTAGCCCTGCGCCTCGGTGGATTGCCCAGCCGGAAGCACGATCTTTTGAGCCGCACCTGGCGGGAAAATCGATACGCCGTTGAGCAACGCGTCTATCACGATGTCGGCCCCGGTGGGCGGATTCGCCGCGAACAGAATGGACCAATACGAGAGCACGCCGTCGTAATTGTAAATCTGCCGGTTGAGAACCGCGCCCGTGCTCAGCCCTGGATTTGTAACCCCCGCCACAGTCAGAGCGAGCTCAAACTGCAACTCTTCGCTCGCGTTATTATTCGAGGCCGCCAGCGCCTGGCCAGCGAGCGCCGCGTACCCGGTCTGCGTGCTCAGGTCGCCGTTGTTCGACCGCATCGTGATTGTGTGCCGGAAAAATTGCGCGCCCTCGTCGGTTGAGCTGATCTCCTGGACGATGAACGTCCCAGAGATAGGCGGTATCGTCTTCGTGACGCTCACCTGCATACCTGGTGAGAGCCAACGCCCACCCTCGCCGCTTGCGTATTGCCCTGTGCGTGAGTCGATCTCGGAGGCTGTGAACACCACCAATGACGGCGGATCGGGGCAGTACGCCGCGAGCGTGCCGGATGCCATTACCTGGGCCGTTCCAACGTCAATCACGTTCTGAGGTTGGAGAGCCGCTTCTACTAGCCCGTGAGCCGCGATCTCTGTGTCGTTCTCAGCCGAGACCGCCAGCGCGAACGGATTCGGATAGGCAACCTCGAGCGTATCCGCGGCCGTCAAGGGCGCCGATCCTGGCCGCTGAAAGACTCCTTGGCCGCCCACGATGAAATACCATTGCCAGCCGGCCGGATACGGACCGCCCAGCGTTGCGACGACTTGCAGATTCCCGTTGACCGTCACCAGCGGAGGCTGGTTGAGCACGTACAGCGTGAAGAATCCGGTAGTCGAGCCGTCTCCCGTGAACGTCTCCACGCGAAGAGAGAGCACGTTCGCCGAGGGCAACACCCATTGCTTGTTGCGATAGAGCGTACCATCGATCTGGAGTTGCAGCGTGGCGTAGTTGTGCGAGCTGTCGGTCAGAAGATACGGCGCAGTCCCGAATCCGCCAGGCGCCGGATCGACCGCCTGAGCAAAGTGAAGGCGCTTGTACGAGTCAATCCAGCAGAACGTGGACGGGCCCGCAGAGACGAGCTGGGCGACCGCCTGCGCCATCGTGACGTAGTGAAACAACACCTCACCCACACCGGCGCCCTGAAACCCGAACCCTGCGAACGTCACGCCGAACTGGGTCAAGTGCTCTTGCAGCATGTCAAAAATTATGATCCAGGCGAGTGACCCAATCGGTATGGTGTACAGCTTGGCAACGATCACCCGGTCCATGTAGCCGTTGTAATCGACACACGTGACCGAGATAATATGAGCGCCGGTCGTGTCGCTCGATCCCGCCATCGGGATCAGATCATCGATCAGGCTCTGCACGAATCCACCGAACCGCCGGACCCCCTTGCGGTAAAAGATCACTTCGTCGAACACGCTCGGCCGGTAGGTGGTCGCCGAGTAGATTTGAAATGTCGCCTTACCCTTCGCGCCCAAGATCAGATCGATATTGAACGTACCCACCATCCATTCGCGCTGAACGCCCGCGATGAAGAGCTGCATGTCCGCGCTCGTCGAGATCAACGCCGGCGTGAAGACTTGCGAGCCGCTGGGGATTGCTATCGGGAAGATCTTCGCAACGAAGGTCTGAAACTGCGGAGTGATGACGATCGATCGCCCGTGACCCGGCGGCCGGCGCGGAGGCTTGGCGCAGATTACGTTATTGATGTAGACCGACACCGATTACTCGGCCCAGGTAACCCATGGAATCGCGTTGACCGTCGCCGCGAACGTGACGCGAACGCGCAGAAACTTTCCAGAGCGCACCTCGAAAGCCTGATCGAGCGGCCAGGATCGAATGTACTGACTCGTCGGCGCGATTACTTGAGCATCGCCAGTCCGCACCGCAGTGGTCGAGCCTTCCGTTCCGGCCCCGAACCCGGAGAGCGCGGTCCCGAGCTGGACATTCGAGGCGTTGCCGTCCGGCTCGGTGATCTTGGTGATATCCGCCGCCACGTATGCCGTGAGGCTCGATGCCGCGACATCCGTCTCGATCAGCTCCACCGTGCCAGGCGCAGCCGCTGCAAACGCATCGAACGAGATTCCCCATTCGACAACGTAGATACTGCCATTGCTCGCGGGTGGCGCGATCTGCATCAGAGTTTTGATCGCGTTCGTCGTCGCGATCTTTGCGAGCGCCGCAGTCGTCTGCATTGCCGCGCCGTAAGCCTTGAAATACTTCATTGTTTCTCCTTAAAGCGCTGCAATTCCAGCAGCATTCCAGTCGATTTCCTCGTCCGCGCCCGTTGGTGTCAGCGGCAGATTCACCGCCATGTTGATGTAGATTTCGAGGGTGGACGTACCTGCTACTCCGGTGTCTTTGTAGATCCACATCTGTGTAACCGTGTTTCCTGTGAGCGCCGGAAAGGGCGTATTCGCCGCGCTCAGCACGCCGCCCGTGTTCCCTTTGCCGGTGAGCGTTGCCGTCGCCACCCGGTTACCACCAGGCACGTCGCTGAGATTCGCATGTGCCGAGCTGTAGACGTAGCCGGCATCGATCAGCACCACCTTGATCGTGTCGGTCAGCCAGACGGCCGCCAGGTACTGCTTGAATCCCGCGCTTAAGAGATTTGCCACCGTTAGACCTTCACCCCGATCTGCCTGAGACTCTGTACTATACCATCCGCCACGCCCCGCGAGCTAGGATTCAGCGCGTTCACCGTGATCGGGATTGAGCCGCCGCCCATACCCGGAGCTCCGGTGTTAAAGTTATTCACGGGCGTGCTCGGGATCTGGAAGGACTGATTCGGCGTTACAGGCCGTTGCGGTGTGGGATTCGCCGCATAGTACGCATACATCGCCTGAAGGTCTAGAGCCGGCCTGCCGCCACCGGGATTGATCGTCAGAAACGAAGCCTCTTTGTCCGTCAAGCCCATTTGCCGACCGGCGAGCAGTTGCCACTGCGGAAGCCCGAGCGGATTCTGCTCAGCGGTTCCCATCAGCGCGCCCAACCCCTGATTACCCGGCTCCATGGATGCCCCGCCACTGGCCGACGCCGGCGAGCTCATCCACCAATCCATTGCCGTTCCCGCTGACTGAGCAAGATCGCTTGCCGCACCGCCAGGCGTCGGCAGCCCGGTTGCCGACTGTGCGGTAAGGTTGAGTGGGTTCGCGAGCGTTCCCTGCGAGACCCCGCCGCCGGAGAGCGTCTGGGAGCCGGTGACCGTCTGCGCGATCGATTGCCACTGCGCGCCCGTCCCGCCGCTCCCAGCAACAACACGGCTGATCGTGTCCTGCATGTTTTGGATCATGTTCGCCAACGCCGCGAATACATCAGCCCCGCCGCCGCTACCCGCCCCTGTACCGCCCCCGCCGCTTCCCGTGCCGACGCCCGCCTCCATCATGGCAATGATGATCGTGTTGTCGTTGTGCAGGTCGCTCAACTGCCCGGTCATTACCTCCAGGTCCATCCACGTGGCTTTCGTATACCCGAAGATTGACTCGCGCCCGTTGCCGCCCGTCTCCGCTTCGATCTTGCGGGTCGTCACCTCGATTTCGCCTGTTAGGTTTTCCAAGTGGGCCATCTGGAAACCCTGCACGATGCCGCTCAGAGCCTGGACTGCTACACCTACGATCGGCACTAAACTCCCGAGTGATCCCAACAGCGACGACGCGCCCCCAGCCGCACCGCCAGCGCCGCTGGCTGCCGACGCGCCAGCGCCGCCTCCAGATGTCGCCCAGTCCACGGCGCCGGAAATCGACGGGGCCCCTCCGGCGAGATCGGTCACAGCGCCGCCAGCGCCGCCAGCTACCGGGCCACCTATCCCGATGCTTCGTAGCAGACTTGTCATCGACCCGGTCACCGAGTCGATATTTGACTTGGTAAGGATCAGGTTGTCGATCAGGCTTTTCACGATCTCCTGCCCAATCGACTGCAAGGTTTTGGTGATGTCTTTTCCAAAATTCTGCCAGTCAAACAACGCCTGAGTTAACCCGCTCGACATTGTCGAGAATACTGACGTGACCGATTTATTGACCTGGTTCCACAGATCCGCCTGCCCGCTCAATGCCGTCTTGATCTCATCCAGTCGCGCATGCTGTTCGTTGCTTGCATCAATGCCGGCCGCGTTCTCGTTCTTGATCGCCGCCGTCAGAACCTGCTCTTCGCCTTGTAGGTCCGTGGCCGCGCTGTTCACCTTCAGGATTGCCAGCGCCCAGGCATTGTAGGCCGCGGTCTGATCTTGGATCGTGGCCTTACCAGCATCCATGTTTTTGGTGATCTGGTCGTAGTTGTCGGCCGCGAGTTTTGCTGAGTTAGCAAGCTGGAGAGTGGATTGCGACCCTTCAGCGTTCAGGATTTGAGCGGTACCGGCTACCGTGTTGCGCAGGTTTGCCATCACCGTCGTCAATTCGACAACGGTCTTAATCGGCGCGTCCCACTGCGCGAAAAGGCTCCTGATGTCAACCTGCAAAGTGGCTTTGGCGAGGTCTGTGTAAGTCTGTTGGAACCGCTGGAGGTGGTCGTTTAACATGTCCGCTTCGGTTTGAAACGCGGACATCTCGTCTATCGTCTCTTGGATCGGCGCCGGGTCCACCTTCCAATTGTTCAGCGCGGATGTGACACGCCCGACAGAATTCGCCGTGTCATCCATTGACTTCTGCAACGATGCCAGATACCCCAGAGTCGGCCCTGAAAACGTTGAGCTTCCAAAGTCATCAAGTGCAGCTTTGCCGCCGCGTACGGACTCGGCAAGCTTATCCATCGCCGTTTGAAAATTCCCGGTCGCCTGCTCAAGCTGTCCACTGGTGAAGAGTCCGGCGTTCTGCTGGATGGTTGCAAACGCCGCTTGCAGGTCCACCAGGTTCTTTCCAAAGTCGGTCACGCCGAGGGCGCCTTCAGCTTTGCCGATCGCTGCCCAAGCCGCGCTCACTTCATCGAGAGCCGCTACGGTACCTTTGAGTTGGTTCACTAACTCTTGCTGCCGGGCTACCTGATCGGCGACAATGGCATTCGATTTGTCAGCTTGCCACGTAGCTTGCAGGCTCACCAGTTTCGACTGCGCGGCTCCAAGCTCGCTAGTCAGGTCCGAGTAACTCTTGGAGACCGCGCTTACCGAGTTCGCCGCATCTTTGAAGGCGTTCGGGTCACCGATCTGTGTCGCGATACTGGCCGGCGTGGCAGGTGACTGCCCAGCACCCGCGAGCATGATCGCATCCATCTGCGCCTTCGAAAAGTCCGGCACGGCGGCCACGTAGGTAGCCCCCAGCGCCACGGCTTCACGTGACATTGCCGCCATCGCATCATGCCAGTCGGCCTGAAGTTGCAAGAATGCGGTATGGAATGGCTCTTCGATAAACGTGGCCGCCTGGACGATCCCCTGCTTGAAATCGGCCCACATACCGGAGAAGTCAAACAGCGGCGTAATGAAAAAGTTCTTGAGCGCGGTTCCGAAATCCGAGATCCGTTGAATTGATTCCCGAGTAGCGGTGTCGTAGCCCTCAGCGAGTTGCTGCGCGTGGTTCACCGCGTCCACGGTCGCCTGGTTCATCAGCGCCAGTCCTTCGGTTGCGTTTTTCCCGAAGAGTTGCACGGCGAGGTTTGCCCGGTCTATGGGATCAGCGAGCGATTGAAACGCTGCGACGAGTTGCTCGATACCGCCGGTCGTTTCCGGGTTGTTAAATGTCGAGCCGATCTCTTGCGATAATCCGCTTACCCCGTTCGCCATCTGCCGGAGTTGGTCGAGATCGTTTTGCAGCCCGCTCCCGCCGAACAGGTCAAGCAGTGAGTTCCCAGCGCCGAGGATATCCCCAGCTCCCTGAAAGGTTGCGACGTTAGTATAGGACGTGCCGAGCTGGGACGCCAGGATCGCTTGAGCCGTGATTTCCGCATTGGTGGATTGAACCAGCGCCATAACGGCCGCCGCCGCAAGGGTCGCTGCGCCTGCGATCCCTGCAAACACAAGCCCGTCACCAGCCGAGGCCGCTGCGGTTCCTAATCCGGCCCAGAGGTCCGACAGAGCGGCTCCAGCCGTGCCTGCCGCCGTACCAACCGCTGCCACCTCCGGCGCCGCAGTCGCGGCCGCTCCGCCGAGCCCGGTAAAGGCCGCTGCCATACTAGCAGCGCCGGTCTCAGCCGCTGCCGCTGCTGCCGTGAACGTCGCACCCACTTCTGAAGTCAGACTAGCGCCCATCGCCATCGCGGAATCCGCAACGGACGAGGCAGCCGTCGTCATAGATTCTGTCACCGTGGAGGCCATGTCCACGAATTGAGCCTTGAATGTGGTTGCTAACCCCTCCACGCCGCTCTTAATATCAGCAATGAAGGTCGTTCCCCACACCTTATCGATTGCCGTCGCCGTCGTCAGAAGTGCGCCGATTCCTTCAGCCGCATCCTTCGCTATGTTGAACGCCTCGCCGAAGGCCGACGAGATCGCCGCCCCCATACCGGAGGCTTTGTCTTTGGCAACCTGAGTTGCCGCGTCGAAGTCGGCCGCGAGTTCCGAAAAGTCTCCGGTGATCGCGACTTTAACGCCGCCGATCAGTTCTGAATTGTCATTCGGATTGTTCGGATCATTTGCCATAGCAGTTATGCACCTCTCTCGCCTTCACAGGGAGCCCGCAGTCTGGACACTTCACCTCGCGGCGCATCATGCCGGCTAACAGCGCCATTTTCTCGTCGAGGCTCTGCGGTTTCGCCTCGTACCCCGGCATCCACATATCGGGCGTGAACGGCTTCGGGTGCTTCTGCGGATCCCGGTGGATATTGTGGAGCGTGGCCTGGATGCCAGCATGGATTTGCATCGGCAGTTCTCGCGAGCGCTCCCACTGGTGTACCAGCGCCGCGTGCTCGCGAGGTGTCAACCGCCATAACTTATCATCGCTCAGGCCGAGGCCGTGCGGCGAGGTTCCGAAGGCCCAAATATCGAGCCAGTACTGATCTCGATCTACTGGAGCGCCGGGCCCGCTTCTGTGGTTGCCGCCGGCGCCGGGCTGGGAGCGGTCGACGGCTGTACTTTTCGCATCGAGGCCCACACCGCCGTGCAGCATTCAACCCACTTGTCGAGCGGGATCATGGTCGCCCATTCTTCGGCCGTCCTGACAGGTTCGTGATTCTCTGTGAAGTTATGGGCTGTGCAGGCCGTAAAGAGTTCCATCATGGCCGCCACGCGCCCTGGCTTACCCGGCGCGTCCTTGTCGATCGATCCGTCCGGCAGCGTGGCCGGCTTCAGGAGCTGGAAGACGCTCGCCAGGTCGACGCCTTGCCGGTCGAGCCGGTATTGAGCGTAGAGGGAGAAAATGACGGTGTAGAAGCGCCCGCCGATCTCAACAACGGGGTATTCGATAGGAGGCCCTTGTTTAGTGGTTCCGTTTGTCAGTGCGTTCATGCCGCAAAGAATACCACAAAAATGAAAGTGGGGAGTCTGGGGAATCATTGCGGCCCGCTCGCTTGACGAGACCACCAGGCTATTCCTTGGCTCCCCTGCGTGGGGTTTTATCGTTGGTAGCCGGAACGGTTGCCCTTGGCGAACGGTCGCCCAGGACCGCCCCGGCCTCTGTGAATTCTCTATTCTATAAGAGGATGGGCTCGTTTGTGAAGGAAAAGGTAACCTGCGCTTCGAGCACACCCGCCACCTTCGCGGTCATCGAGAATTTGGAAATGTAGCCCTGGAAGTACCAGGTTGTCGCCGCGGCATCTGGGAACGTGATCGAGTACTCCCGCAATTGCCGCGACGTGAACACGCTCAGCAAGCCGTTGGTTCCGTTGTGGCCCTCGGGAGTCGCCGGCACGCCGTCGCTACCCGGTGAGCTCGGGATGAAGTACAGCGGCAATGTAATATCGCCGTTATCGAGCAATGTTACGATCTTGGAGCGCCACGGGTTCGCGTTGCTGTGGCTGGTGACATCGACCACCGCGCAGCTCATCGTGGGTCCGGTGAGATCTCCGACATTCGCGATCACGTTGAACGTTAGCGGCGATCCCATGTTGGAGATCTTGAAAAGGGTATTAATTGCGGGCTGTGCCTGCGCGATTGCCATTGATTTAGCTCCTTATTCTTCCAAATTGAAAAGTCTAACGTCCAGAGTTTGTACCGGAACTGGAGGAGTTATCTGGAAATCCATACCAGCCCGTTGATTTAACAAAAACGTGGGCGCGTTCGGCCCCGTTACCGTTCCGCCCGTTGCGTTCAGGTCGAGCGTATCCAGAAATGCGATGACCGCCTTCGCTACCAGGCGAGCGTGCTCATGGTCGGTGTCTCGTACGTCAATCTGAAACCGCGGCCGGTCGATCAACGTTCGGCCCTGCATCAAGTAGTCGGTCGCCGTCGAGATGCGCCGCACGGTCACCGCCGGCAGTGCGGAGTTCTGAACGTGCTGCACGTCGTACCAGCGAAACGGCGCCGTTCCCAAGAGGCCCTGCAGGGTCACGTTAGCCGCCGCCAGCGTTCGTAATTTCACTTCCGCGGTACTCACTGGCGCAACCTCAACGCGAATATTCCAAGCATCTCTTGCCGCGCCGTGTCAAGCGCCGGCCGTAAGTACGGCTGCGCCGGCATCCCAGCCCAGTCCTGATCGTATGGATAGGGTCCGGCGCCCTCGGAAGCTTCACCAGCTCGCCCGGTGCCGTACTCCACGTACGCCGCGTACGGCTGCTCGAAGACAACATCCGCAATCGCCGCGCCTTCCGTCTCGCGGGTCACTACGCGCCCAGACTCCTTCAGCGCGCCTGTGTCTACAGGTACGATTGCCTGCGCTTCGACGAGTACCACCTGAGCCGCTTCCGTGGTCGCAGCCAGAACTGCCGGCGTGATGCGCTCGGCGATGAACCGGCCCATGTCGCCTCGCGGTGTGTACGTCGCCGTTGCGTGGAGTTGGAAGCCCATATCAAATACTCGCGAACTTGAGCTCCATCCTTGTCATCTGAATTTGCGAGTCCGCTTCCGCGCCCAGGATGTCGTACGCCGTCGTGTCCACCAGCGCCCCGTTTACGTCGAAGGTTTCCATGAGGGCCCGCCCGCCTGACTGGGTCGTCGAGACCACGTTCGGGTGGTAGCCGTCCATCAACACATGGCGCAACTCCAAATTCATGATTTCTTCGAGACTCTTCACGTCGGTCGCCTGAATCCGTGCGCTCGATGGCGGCGCCGACATACACTTGATCCGCACCAACCCGGCCACGTTGACGAAGAGTCCGTCAGGTGCGCCCGAGGGCCCCAGGTTGCCGCTGGGGACTTGGATCGTGCAGAGCGTCGTCGTGAACAAGCCAGTCGCCAGCGCTTCCGGCATAACAGCCTGTAACTCGTAGCTGAGCCCCTGATAAGCCATCGTTAACCCTGGAACAACCGTAACAACTGCTTGTACACGCGCTCGCGCGTCGTGAAGGCGTCAACCACCATTTCAGCGATAGCGAAGTGGCCGCCGTTTCTCTCGGTGTCCCGGTAAGCTTCGGCCTGGGTGTGGAGTGCCGCCGCCGCCGCATCGTGACCGAGTTTCACGTCAAGAATCTGCGAGATCGCCGCCAGGCGCGCCTTGTTCGAAGCGATGGAGTCGAGCGCCAGCGCCGCCGCGAAGTACGGAGAGTACACCTGAGGGACCGGTGGGTTTTGCAGTTGCGCTCCATTGACGGCCGCTTGCCCGCTCACGTACAGAGACTGGCTCGACGTGGCAAATAGAAAGATGTTGATCTCCGCGTCGTTGTAGATTGGCTTCGTGGAGTCGGTATCCGGGATCAGCAGCCGCACGATGGTGAACGGCGTTAGCTGTGTAGGGTCGTAGGTGAACGCCAAGTCAGTTCCCCCACATCACGGAGATTTTGTCCGAGCTTGCCGCGTAGTAGTAAATTGCCCCGAGGTTGTAAAAGTGCTGGTTCACCGCTTCGCGCGAGTCCGCCGGTAGCGCTGGGAAGAAAAATGTCCCGCCGGCCGCGATCGGCTGACCCCTGCTTGAACTGGTCGTTGAGTCGCCGAGCCGGATGACGGCCGCGTTGCCGCTCTGCGCGATCACAGACACCCACCGCGCCGTGCCGCCAGCCGAGACGAGTTGGTGAGCCGATCCGTCGCCCGTTATATCCGCCGGCGTCGTAGGCGCCACGGTCCCGCCCTGAGCCGTGACCACGTGCGGTGTGTAACTCCCCCAGATTCCTATCGCGATAATCAGAATGAGTACGTTTCTCATAATCAAAATGGCGCGCCGTTTGGCTTCGGCCCCCCGGCGTTCACCGCGTACGCGCCATAACCGCTCCCTGGTTAAGAGGTCGTTAGCTGCCCGATCCGTTCGACGCTACCGCCATTATCGGGTCTAAAAGCGTGCCACCAAGCACGTGCCGCACCTTGTAGCAGATCGCGTCCGTATCGAAGTCACCTTCCATCGGGTTTGCTTCGCTCGTACCCGGCATCACACCCGCCCCGGGTCCCATCCGGCCCTCGCCGATCGCCACGTTGTTTGGCAACTTCATGAACATTTCCGGCATCAGATGTCCGCGGAGGAAAGACTGCTGAAGCGCCGGCCGTCCGAGATTCGGATTAGCGAATAGATACCATCCGGTCTGCCCGTGGGTTGTGTCGACCACCGGCAGGTAGTAATTCACCGCCGGCGAAACCACACCGTTGGCCCAGTTGGTCGTTAAGAGCCGCTGCAGCGAAGGCGCCGTCTGAGTCGCGCCGCTGCCAGAGATGCCCGTAGTGCCGCCCTGATCGTTCATCCACACCTGCGTGGCGCGAATGATGTTGTTTGCCGTGATCTTCAACGCCGGCGGAATCACCAGAGTAACGCCCTCGATCGAGATCGGCTCACCGTCCAGATCGAGCTGGTTATACATGATCTGCAGGGCCCAAGCCAGCGAGGTGATCGACAAGGGCGGGTTGTTCGTGGTGACGAACGAGGCCACGGTCGAGTTGATGAGGTTCTTGTTCGCGTTGCTAAAGAAGGTTGCGTTCGGCCCGGTCGACGAAACGAATAGCTTAGTCGCCCGTTTCTCTTCTGTCCGGCGAGCTGCACGGCCGAAGAGAGCCGGCGTGTCCTTCAGCGCGTCCAGATCGTCGTTGATGAGCGTTTCCCAGGCGAAGTCCATCCGCGCTCCGAATTTGTAGAGCTGATCGGTATACTTCGAATCCGCACGCTTACGCATCGGATACTCGGAAACTTCCTCCAGGCCGGTCGGTCCCGAGCCGGACGCACCGAAGGAGTTCGGCAGGATCGGCCCGTCGAGGACGCCCGCGCCGCGATCGATACGGAAAATCTTCGCCAGACGGAAGTCGCTAATCGTCGCCCGCTTGCAATACTGATCCCAGGTGTACGGCGTTTCCGCGTAGTTCGCGAGCACCGAGCGGTCGATGATATCGCCGAACAGGTTCGGAAAGTCGCTCGTTGAAAGCGCTTCACGAAACACCAGCCCGGCCCAGCGGTCACCGCTCAACACGCGGTCGTAGAGCCGCAGCGCCTCGCTGAAGGCGCGCTCATATCGCGGGTTCCGTCCCGCTTGAACGGAGCGAAAGCCGGCCTCGCGCATCTGCGAAGGATCGGTGATGGCGGTACCAGGCAGCGTGAGACCGCGGCGCCCTCCATCGGTTTCGGAGGCGCGCATCTGAAGTAGTTGAGAAAAGTTCATGGTGGTCTCCTTAGCCTGCAACCTTCAGCCGGACGCGAACCGTGGTCGTCGCTCCGCTCGATACGGCGTCAAGCACGTTGCCGAAGTAGATTCCCGCCGTCGAGTTGCCGTCCAGCGTGAATCCGTAGTAGACGCCCGTCGTCGCGTCAAGCGTGCCGTCATTGTCGGCATACACCCGGTCGCCAGGGTTTAGCGCCTGGTTACCGCCGCCGTGCGTGTTCAGCAGCCCCTTGACCGTCAGAAAGAACACGCCGATGAACTGTACGGGGATATTGCCGGTGGGAACTAACCCGGAAGGCTGCGTGTAGGAGTTTTCCACCACGCACGCGAGACCAAAGTTCGGAGAGGAGCCGGTTCCGATGATCAGCGGGTCGCCGGACTGAGGCCCGAGGCCGCCATGGGGTGCGGACGGAGCCGCGATGGTGAGATTTTCACCCCTGCGATTTGCATCGTTGGTTGCCATTGCTCGTTAGTCCTCCACCGTGACGCCCACGCCGTTGCGTGAGCTGTTGTACGTCGGGTCGAATGCCCCGCGGCCCTCCAGGATGATCTTGCGGCCAGCCTTGCGGTCCTTGCCGAAGCCCATGGTTTCCGCGAGCCGCTTGCGCTCGGCCTTCGTCTCGGCTTCCTGAGTCTTCAGCTCGTCGGCTGTCGGCTGGTGATCCGCACCGCCACCCATGCCGGTGACCAACGGGCCGCCGCCGATTAGATCCGCCGCGTGCTTGATCTCCGCTTCGAGCAGCGTCTTGAAGGCCGCGTTATCGAGGTCGCCTTCCGCGTTGAGTGGAGCCGCCTGGACCGCCCGCTCCAAGATGAGGAGTTTCTTGTCATCGGGTAGCCGAATACCGGCGAGTACCGCCTGCCCCGCTTCACGCGCTTCAGTGCGCGCGACACGCTGGGCAAGTCGCCGATTGCTTTCCTGTAGCTTTTTGATTTCGGCAGCGTCCATATCGTCCGCGCCTCCTTCGTTGAGATTGACGGCCCCGTGTCGCGCCGCCTCGAATAACTGCAAAATCTGTCCACCCGCGCCTGGCGTGGTCACGTAGTCGACTGACAACCCGCGCGTCAACTGCTCGATGATTGGGCCCGCCTTGCCGTCCGGCGCTTTCCCTTCCTTGGCTTTTCCACTGGCCCGAATCGACATACCAATGTGCTTGGCGAGTTGATCGACGGGCGCGCGATAGTGTTCGAACACTTTGGCGCGCGCATACAGGCCCGGACCTGCCGGGCCAGCTTTATCGTAATGGGCGTCTTCGGTGAGCACGCTTGCGAGGTCTCGGAGGTCGCCTTCCGGCCGCGCCGCTTCTTCGGCGTCGGTCTGGTGGTTCCAAAAGTTCTTCGTGCCGCTCTTGAACACCTTCGGTCCGTCACGCTCCAAAACTTCCTCGGGATACCAACCGCTAGATCCCCGGCCCGGCGCAATCAACTTCAGGTAGGCGGTTCCATCCTGACCCACCGCGCCTTCCTTCAGCGGAATCACATCGCCAGTGAGTTCGACGTCGGCGGCCTCGCTCGGCGCTGTGCTGTCGTCTTTCCACGAGTCGGGAAGTTCTGAGCTGAGGCCCTTCTTCTTCGCGATGGCAATGATGTTTCGCTTGAGCGCCGCGCTTCCCAGATTCTTGTCGCCAGCTCTTCCCATCGACGCGACGGCGGCCTTCACGTCACCGGCTTTCAGGATGGGAAACGATTTTCCTTTGCCAGCGAAGGATCCGGCGTCCGCCTTGTCGCGCTCGTCTTTGCTGATGAACCGCTCGGCGAGTTTGGCGGTACCGGGCTTGTACAGTCCGGCGGATTCCATGCTCGCGTAGTGGTCCGCGTCGTCGACCTGAGGCTCGTACGTGGTCCGCGGCAACACGTCGACGGCCTTCTCGTCGTCAACGTGAACGAACGGCTTACCATTGACCTGTGTAATCGTGTACGGCGCTTTCCACATATCGCCGTTACAGCAATACACCACGTCTCCAGATTCGGAGTCGCCTATGTGGTCGATGTAGTAAACGTAGTCGCCGTCTTCGGCCATGTCACGGCAGGCGTCAGAGAGCCAACGGCAAAGATCGGATGCGGAAAGTTCGGCGGCTGCTTGTTCCTGTAGTTTTTGAGCAACCGCCTTCCATTGCGCACTGAGAGCCATTTGCGCTAATGATGCACAGGTTTACCGTGCAACGTCCATTTGTTTCATGTAGAATTGTTTCGTGCTGTGCTCAAAATGCAAGGAGTTAGAGGCGGTCGAAGGCCAGCGCTATTGCAAGGTTTGCCACGCCGCTTATATGCGTGAGTACCGACGAACTGTGGTTGTGAAGGCGATCAGGCAGGCAGGGAAGGTAGGAGCTGAGCGCTTCCGCGAGTCAGCGATTCGAACGTTTCAAAAGATTGGGAGTCGCGAGCTTAACGGCCTTACCGCAGCCGCCATTGTTGAGAGAATAGACACTTAGCTTGTTTCTTGTGAAACAGCGTTAATTGCGTTACCTAAAAAGTGGCCCATCTCGGATGCAAGCCGGTGAGAACCAGATGCGCTCGCGCGGGCTGTTCTTGCGCCCGTTGCCGATGTCACCCTGCCCGCCGTAACCCCCGTGAGCCTTCCATGCAACACACTCCCATGTGTCCGGCATCGTATGCTCACCCTCGTATCCGCAGAGTGCGATGCGCAGCAGCGGATTGCTGCCGTTCTGAATAGCCCAGACTCGCACCGTATGAGCGACGTCGCCGCTGTCTTGAGCGTAGAGGTCACTCGCCCGCTCCGCTTCGTCGGCGTAAGGCGGATCGAGGAAGACACCCGTAAGCCCATGCTTGAAGGTTGGCGAAGGGCCTAAGATACGGCTCCAGTCTCCGCAGCAAACGCGGACACGCTGAAGACGGTCGGCGAGTTGCCGCATGTAACTGAGAAGTTCCTCCCGCGTTCCCGAGGTGCGGTCGCTTACACATAGCGCCTCGCCCTTGCCCGCGTTTCCGAGGTGCGGTAGCTGCCGGTTCACGCCCTTGCCCGCGTTTCCGAGGTGCGGTCGCTTACGATGCACTCCTGTGCCCGCGTCGCCGAGGTGTGGTAGCTGCACTGAGCACCATCCCGAGCCGATCCAGATACATTGTCCCCAAACCCACCTCCCTGCAATCTTTGCGTCATAAAATTCCGGGTCTACCTTCATCCTCTCGCGAAATTCTTCCTGTGAGCAAAGCCAGAGGTGAATCGCGTGCTGGTCGGCTTCGTTCACCGGCCAGTCCGCGTGATATGCCACCTCATCTGGATCGTTTCGCAGTGCCCGCCAAAAGTTTGCCACCATGCAATCGAGATCGTTCACCGTCTCTGTACCGGGAGAACCTGGCCGCCCAAGAAGCACCGCGCCCGAGCCAAAGAACGGCTCGCAATAATTCGGAACATCTCCGAATCGATCCCACACAATATCGGCCACTCTGGACTTGCCACCGAACCACGGGAAGGGAGCCTTGAGCTCCACCACTGAGCCGGTCACGCGGCTTTCAATCCGGCAAACCAGCGCTTTCGCTCGGCAGCCGTCCACTTCGTCAAGATGTTCGGATCGCAGCAGGGCAACACGTGGACCGCGCAAGCGTGGGTACACCGCTCCATCACGCACGGGTGCCACGTCCCGCAGATGTAGCAGACGTGCGCCGAGTAGTTGGCCGTCACGTCTTTACGTGAGCCGTTGAAGAATGCGCCACGCGCTCGCGGATCGAGCCCTTGAAGCTGGAGGCGCTTTTTATCGGCGTCGGTCAACATGCTGCGCACTTCCCAGGATGAGATAGCGTGTTCACGTCCGGCCAACCTCGCGGGCTTGGCGTTGTCTCCATAGTTGATGTCGCCATTGCCCACGTTCACAAATACAAGACCTGACAGCATCGCGTATTTCGTACGGTGGCTCGGGATTGCGAATCGTCACTTCGCGGTATCCGTCTCGACACTTCCCACAGCCTGGCGGTCCCTTCACTGGCTTGCGCTTGGCTTTCATTCTCCACCCACCTCGAACCAAACACCCTCACGTAGTCGCCGACGCGGATAGTTTGAGCGCTTTCGTAACTGCTCCACCACTTCGGTGGCGACAGGACCTAGAGCTCGATGCGCGAGTTTCATGTCCCTCACACCTGTGGTTACAAGGATGCTTTTTCTCTCTGATCCTATGGTCGTCCCAGGTGGAAAACACCTGACGCAGATACCCACAGGATCTTGCAGCGCCGCGATCGCACCCCGCTTATTGTTCAGAAACAAAACCCGAACAAGTTCAAGGTCTTCGGTTGAGCGCTTAGCTTTCATCGGCTCAAGGTTACCACGTCTCTGTGTAACTATGCAATACTCAGAAACATGACCATTAACCAATTGCAGCACATCGAGCGCAGCCTGATCTGGACATCCGCCAGCTTACGTGCGCTCATCGTTCTGTTCGCGCTGCGCCGCCCCGCGCTCCTCATGCAGTGCTGGACGTTCGCCCTGTTCTGCGCGGTCACCGCCATCTGGTTGCCGTTCTGGAATCCCTTTGACGTGCAGCGCTTGGCGATGGCCGACTGCGTTCTGATCCCGCTCAAGATCGCCGTTGCTGCCGAGCTTTTCTATCGAGCGATGGAATTCGTTCCGATGATTGAGCGCCGCGCCTTCTTCGCGCTTCTCGTCGCATTCACAATTCCCGCTCTGGTGGTGATGCTCGGCTACTACGACAGCGCCTATCGCACTGCGGATGAAGTCGCACGCCTTGCGCTCGCCCTCGCGTGTTTCGCTGGTACGTGGCTCATGTGCACTGAGCCGCCCGAGGTGACACCGTTTCTCGCCTGGCATGCCGTGCTGGTGACAACGTATTTCGCAATCTACGCGATCGCTGGTTTGTTCGTGCTTCCGCACTATCGAGCGTTCCTGACGGTGAACAACTGGGAGCTTGTCGCGGAGATCGTCTGTCTGTGCGGCTGGCTACTGCTGTTGAGGCCGCGAAAGATCAATCACCCTGTGACCGAGCCGCCGCACTTCATCGGCGAGTTGCCCCGCGTCGCGTAAATCCTCGCGCCGCCACTGCTGGAGCTCGAATATCTGCTTGTGCTGCTGCTCGGCGAGTACCCGGAGTTCGCTTGTCTCAGTGAGCACGCCGTTGATTGCGTCGTTGGTTACCTTTAAAGCTCCCATGACTTGCCCATGCCGCGCCGCGAGCGCCCGTCGCTCTTCTTGCATTGCGCGGATTTCCGCCAGCACTGGTTTAGAGTCGCCATTCACGGCCGCCTTGTGAAGCTTACGTAGTTTACGGGCCTCAAACCACTGTTTAGCCAACGCGCCCACGGTCGCTGCCCACATTGCGGCAAAGAGTCGGATCAGTCCGTCATCGATCTGCATAGCTGCCTTTTCTGACATCCGAACTGATCCGCTTCCGGTTATCCCGGCCCGGGTGAGCCGCCCGGCGGGTTGCCGCCGTCGCCACCATCACCGCTTCCACCGTCACCTGATCCGCCGCCGTCATCGCCTTCGTATGCCGGCTTGGGATCCGGTGTGGGTTTGGCGTCCTTGTCTTTCGGTTCTTCGTGAGTGTGTTTGGACATGCGCTCAGAGTATCACACGTACACCCGAACGCGTTTCTCTTTGTAGTCTTCCTCACACACGCAGCCAGGATGGAACGGCGGCCCGTCGTCGCCCGATGGGTATACGTCGTCTGCGTCGATGTACCCAGCCTCGATGTTATCCTCACATGGCTCGCACGGGCCCGAGGCAGACGCGCCCTCGGTCACTCGCTTGACGAGCGTCGTATCGTAATAATACTCTCCGCGTGCCTCATCGAACCGGCAACCGAGCGATTCCAGCGTAGCGTTCGCCAGCTTGAGCGCGGCCTCGATCACAGCCTTAGGGTCGTCTTCGTTCGCCCGGTTGATTAGCTTCGCCGAAACCATCCAATGCAGGAATGCGGGCTGGCCCTTGTCGCCGCCGTTATACGGCCCGTAGTTGTCTGGCCGGTCCGTGTCGAAGTGAGCAACCGCGCCGTGGCTGAAATGGAATTTATCGCCCTCGCCAGATTCGAGCAGCCACGCTGCCAGCCGGTTGATGAGCTTGCCGTGTGAGACTACCAGAACTTCCTCACCATCCGGGAGTGCCTTCGCCTGCTTTACGATCCGCTTCCACGCCGCCTCCGGTCCGCCGTGCGGACCCAGCGCCGGGTCGCGAACCACCTCCACGTCGAAGGCTTCCGCGATCGGCTCCGCGGTGTGGCGCCCGCGCTTCATGTCAGAGCAC